CGCGCGGAGCATCTTCGTTCGGCGGCTCCGTCCCCTGTTCGGCGAGCTTGTTGTTGTCGGCATCGTTCGCCGCCCGCTCAAGGCCCGGCTCCCAGCCGAACGTCTCATGCACGTCGGCGTGCTTTGCGAGGTCCTCGTCGGTCATCTTCGAGAATACCTCGCGGTGCTCCGGCATGGCTTCGAGCCACGCATCGATCATGCCGACGGGGACGCCGCGCGTGATCCCGAGGCCATGCACCGCGTCGGGATGGCGGTTGCCCACGATATCGAACGTCTCACGCTCGCCGAGAAGGCCGGGCTTGTCCGGATCGGCATCCTTGTCGATCTGATGAATGCGGATCGTCATCGGCGCGCTGCTCGCAACCGTCGTCGTCGGCTCGTCCGTCATGGCGACTTTCCTTTCAGGATCGTAGGGGATAGGGCCGCCGCCCAGGCGGGCGGGGGAAGGCGATCGGGCCTTACGCGGAGGCGTCCTCGACCGAGGTGATCTTGCGCTTGAATTCCGGCGGGAGGTCTTTCGGATTCATCCGCTCAAGGCCGCTTTTCTCGCCCCGGCGGTCCTTGGCCTGGGCATCGACCTCCGGCGTCTTCGCATTGGCAAAGACCATGCCCTTTTTCACGAAGTCAGAGTCGGCGTTCTGCTTGATCCACTCGTTGAACGTGTCCGCATCGACGCCGTAGGTCAGGCCGACGCCGTTGCGGATGTCGTGAAGCGGCGCCTTGTTGAAGAACTTCGCCGGGCCATTGAGCTTGATCGGATCGCCTTTCTTGATCGCGCGCTTGGCCCGACGAGTCCCGCCGCCCATCACCGGCTCGTCCCATTCCTCCGAGGTGTATGCCTGGATGATGAGGCCCGTTGGGATTTTGCAGGCTACGGTCAAAGTGCCGGCCATCTAGGTCGCCTCCGGTTCGAATGTGTTCCCTTTGCGCAAGTTCGCCTCCTTTGTAATGACCTGAAGATTTGTTTGGACGTGCAACCCACAGACCCACTTGCTCCGCATCGGAATGACGTGATCGACCACGTATGCAATGCCCATCTCTATCGTCATGCGCGCGGCCTTGTCATAGAACGCCTTGATTTTGTCCCGATCGGCCCAGGCTGGCATTGCAAGCCGCTTGCCCGCTTCACGGTTGCGCGCATTGGCGATATAGGCGGCCTTGTTGTCCAAGTAGTGTTGGCGGCGTCTGGCCCGGATGCGCTCGCCATCCTGCTGGCGCTTTAGGCGATTCGCCTCGGTAATCTTCTTAGCATTCGTGACGCGCCATACTTTGCCGGCCTCTCGCATCTTGTCTTTGTTCGCTAGATAGTATTCCGCGCCTCGCTTGTTGGCCGCATCCTTGTTGTCTGAATACCATTTTGCGTCTCTAGCTTTCGCTCGCCCACCATTATCTTGGCGCCATTGCTTTGCGCGCGCTCGATTGGTTTCTCCGCCATCGGCGTCGTTGTGTTTCTTACGCCGCGCGCTGTCGCAGAGGCGGCAATAGGCCGCGACACCACGCCAGCCATTCTTTGAGGGATAGAAATCAGCGAGAGGCTTGACGATATGGCAATCGAGGCATTGTTTCGTGCCATCGCGTTCTTCGGATAACGACTGGCGCAACATGCAAGCCTTAGAGCAATATCGCGCGGCTTCTGCCCTGTATGGCGGAACCAAGAATATATCGCCGCATTGGATGCACGTCACACTTTCCGGATGCCCTTGGCGTTTGGGGCGCCCCATACCGGCGCATTTGTTCGAGCAGTATTTTGCCCCGCTAGAGACACGCCATCCAGGAAGATAGAACAGCGTGCCGCATGTCGCGCAGGTCTTATTTATTCCAGTCTTTGCACTCATTCATATATAGTAATCAATCCAAGTATGAGTGGCAAACCCTCGACTAAACGCCGAGCATTTGGCTGAATGCCAAGGGGTATCTTACCACACAGCCCCAAGTTCCAGCGGTTTTCTTCTGCTTCCACGACGAGAGCGCACGGACCATGTTGTGATCGCGGGATTTCTCGTTGAAGCCGCAATAGCCGGTTTTCTTGCCGTCGAATTCTTTCGCAATAAGCTGCACGACATTGCCGGCCGCGGTCGCATAACGCGGATCGACGACGTAATCGAGGTTCGGAAACGACTCCTTGATAAACGCCTTGATCGTGATGCCGAACGAATTCACCGCCGTCATCGCGCCTGCGACCGTATTCGGATAGACGAGCGTCATCGCCGTGTCCGCGTCGATCAGCCCGCCGGATACGCTGAAAAGCTGATTGGCGAGGATTTGGATGTCTGCATAGATTTCCGCCGCTTGGGCGTTGACCACGCCGGAGACGATCCAGCGCACGCCGCCAGCCGCCTTTGTCGTCGGAGTCGCCGCAGCAGGGAGCGAGGGATCGTTCAAAATCCCATAGTTCTGCAAGCCGGCGATACCGAAATGGTAGCAAAAATCCATGAATTTATCGAGCGTCTTGGTAGCCGACGTCTGTTTCTCGCTGACGAGATTGAGCTTGGCCTCGCCCGCCCGATCGGTTTCGAGATCACCCACCTCGATAATCGTCTGGAAAAGGTATGACTGGCGGAATTCCCAATCCTCGTTGACGTCCGATCGGCCGTTCTCGTTGTAATCGCCGTAGCTGCTGACCTCGCCCGTGTTCTCGATCACGGGAATCATCAGGGTCTGGTCGGTCCAGGAGCCTTTCTTTTCCTCGCCGAGGATTTTGGCGCCCAGGTTCGGCGTCTGAAGGATGCGAACGACCTCCGGATCGATCAGCGTCGTGAACCATGCCGGGATGCCGGCATTCGGCGTCGTGACAAGCGTCGGCTGCGCGTCCATCGCCATGATCCGCGCCATGATCTGATCGGCACTTGGGCCGTCGGACCAATCGAGCGCGAAGGGGAGATGGATACCCCAGTCGCGAGCAAGGATCGCCGCGTCGCGCGCAAACTCCGGATTACGTTGCATGTGTGATCTCCTGTATGCGCGGAGCGATGCGCGCGCGGGTTAGGGTTGCGGAAGGGTGATCGATCAGCCGAGCGCGGTGTTCGACATTTTGACGAGTTCGCCCGCGGCGCCGGCCGTCATCGCGAACCATTTCGTTTCGGTCGATCCGGCGACGGTCGCACCCGCAGCCGCGAAGGAAACGGCGCCCGTGGTGTTGTTCGCGAACGCCTTCATGCCGACGGTGACAGCACCGGCCCCGGCGTTCTTGACCCAGAAATCACCGCCGTTGAAAAGCTCGCCGATGCCCATGCCGGCCGGGACAAGCATTCCCGAGCCGGCGAGATAGCCGCCGATCAAGCCCTGAAGATTGCGATGGAGGAAGCCGGTAGGCGCCCCCGAGCCGGTGTTCGATAGGATGATGCCGGTCACGTCCGCCCAGGCGAATAGGCCCACGGTGAGGCCGGAGGCGCCGGCTACGAAGCCGCCGGGGACGGACAGCACGGAATGGCGCGGATTGGTCGAGGCGAAATCGCCCGCGACGGCCGGCGCTTGGGTGACCTGTATATTTTGCTGGAATGCCATAATGATCTCCGATCGATTGTGGATGGTCAGGCGCCGCCGATCAGGCCGTGTGCGAGAGCCGGCCGCTGTTCGGAAACCGCTCTTTCATCTTCGCGGTTGCCGCCGCATCCATCGCGATCCGCGGCCTTGCGGACGGCTCGCTCCCCTTGACCTGGAGCATCCGCACCATCGCCCGGTAGGCGTCCTCGGGGACGTCCGTGAGATCGATCCCGGCCGCGTCGAGGGCGAGCTTGTAGACTCCGGCCGCGCTGTCCTGGGCGATCGTGAGTTCGCCGATATGCGGGCGCACCTCACGCTCCGCCGTCTGGATCGCCCGGAGCTTGGCGATCGTCGCCGTCTCCGTCTCGGCCCGCGTCTTTGCGAGTGCCGCGTCCATGGCTTGCTGCGTGATGCCCACTGGTTTGGTGTCCTTTCCTTTGACGAATGGCGGCGGTGCGGCATCCTTGCCGCCGCCGGGGGCGGGTGCGGCACCTGCCGGCGGATCGACTTCCGGCTTGAGCAGCGTCATCACCGCCTGGATGTCCTCGGGCGATAGCTTGCCGTCGAGGAATTCGGCGACACGGGAGGCGGCATCGGCCTCGCCATCGACCGCGCCGTCGTCATCGGGATCGGGGCCGGGGGGCGGCACCGGCTCGTCGGCTACGCCATCGGCAACGTCATCGAGCTTGTCGAGCATCGCCGTCACGTCTGCGATGTCGGCGTCCGCGGCGAGCTTGCCCATGGTCGCGGCACCGAGCGCGCTGACGATCTTCGGCTTGCTCGCTTTCCAGTTCTTCGCGTTGACGCCGGTAAGGACCGGGGTGAGATCGATGGCTTTGTCGGCCGCCATCTTCGGCAGGAGGTAGGCACGGAGCGCGCCGGAGGCGAGCAACGCCTTGCGCGAGAGCGTGGGGCCGGCCGGTTTCGTTTTCATGCTGGACTCCTTCTGAATAAGAAACGGGGATATTTGCAGCGCCGCATCGCCGACGACGACATCCGAGCCGGCGCGGCCCGACTCAACCAGACTTACGTGATTGCCGAAGATTTCCACCATCCGGCCATCAAATTTGACGCCGTCGGTGGTTCCTGGCTCCATCGCGCAGCGATAGCGGTAGCCGGCTGATAATTCTTTCTGCTCGCCGCTTTCGATCCCAGCTATCGCCGCGCCATCCCAAACGACTATTTCGGCCGTTAGATAAGGCGCATTGAACTGGACGTTGTTAACGGCGCCGACCGTTAGCTTATGACTATGGTTTTCGGCCGTTTGCGGCTTGTGCATAATCATCAGCGGCTTGCCGTTGAAAGTCGGCGCCGCTACCCGCATAGCCTCCGGATCACGGTATAGCCGATAGACGCGGTCAGGCTCTAACCCGAGTTTGACGCTATCAGGAATTTCGCGACCCAAATAGTCACAGACATTACTCTTTGAGATGTTAGACGAGCTTATATGAAGGTGCCCGTCCTGATCTATGCTTCTAACCGACGACCGATCGAGAGCGAGTCTTATCTCATTCGCCATCGACACCTCATTTTTTCAAATCAGCATTCCATTTTGCCGAGCGAAGTCGATCGGATGTTTGGCGTGTTTCTTTAGATTGCATTGCTTGCATAGCAACTGAAGGTTCCTGCGATCATCAGAACCGCCCCGCGATAGAGGCATTATGTGGTCTACGTGTCGCCCGGTCTTCTTGTCCAGCACGACTCTGCACCATGAATGCGCGCACTTGCCTTTCTGCACTACAACTAGAAACGCAAGGTCGGCGGCATTATGACTTCCCGAGGCTCCGATCTCCCTTGCTCTACGTCGATGGTGGTTTGCCATTACCATTTCTGGATTTAGCAATTTCCATGCCGCCACCTTCGCTACTACTTTCCCAGGATTTTCCTCGCTGTGTTGGCGGGTATATTCCGCCTTCTTTTGCCTATTCCCTGGGACCAGAATCCACGCCGCCGACTTCGCCCTAGCTCTCTCTCTAATCTTTTCGTCTTGCCTGTAGAGCTTCGCCTTTAGCCGAGCATCTGCCTTTGCTGTGTCATCCATCGCGGCCCATCGCTTCGCCGACGCTTCTCGAAGCTTATCCGGATTTCTTGCTCTCCATTCCCGTGTCGCCTTGCGGCCCTTCTCTCTGTTCGCCGCCAGCCACCTTTGCGCACGGGTGACGCCATCTCGATTATGTGCATCTTCTTTATCAGCCATCAGAGCGCATCCATCGCTTGAAGTGGTTAGGGGATAACGAGCGCGGCAAACGCTCGGTATCCCCGCACTATAGCGCCTTTCTAGCGCAAGATCACTCCGTCAATCCCGCGAGCGCGGGCAGCACAGGCTTCGCGACGCATCTGCAATTTATTGCCGTGCCGGGCCAGACCCACTCCTGATCGACCTCGGACCACATGCCCTTGGCGACCTCATACCGCTTGCCCGACCATGCTATATGCTCCGGGCGAGGCTCGTTTCCCCCGGCGCTGTGCAGCCAGATCGCTTGCGTAATGCCCGCTTGCTGCTGACGGGTTTTCGTTACGACTGCCGTGAGTTTGTTGCTCTGGTCTTTAGCAATAAAAGCGGCCCGGCGTTTCGTGACGCCATAACCGTCGGCTAGTTCGGCGGTCAGAGAATGAAGATCGCGGCCGACCGCGGCAGAGCGGAGCACCGCACCCTCGACCTTGGCGAAGTGCGTAGCCGCGATCGTCTTTATCAAGCCGACATTCTCGCCCACGGCTGCGGCCATGGCGTTTCGGATAGCTGGCGTCGTCTGGAAGCGGACCGAGATGCCGGCCTTGCGGAGGCTTGCCGCAAGGGCCGCATCCGAGCGTTCAGAAACGTGCTTGGCGAAGTGGGCCGCGAGTTCCGGGGCGGCCTTGTCGAAGCGATCGAGCCAGCGTTTGCCGAGCCGGCGCATTTTGCGGATCAACGAGGCGGTCGGGATCGGCGCGGCGTCGATCGCGAGATCGTCGGCGGCGTCCTCGTAGCCGCGATAGGCGGCCGTGATCCAGTAGAGGATAGAGGCGTGCATCTCGTCGATCAAAGCGACGAGGCGCCGCCGGTAGGCCGCCTCGATCCCGAGATTCGGATGGACCGGCGGTAGAGTCCTCGGCGGCTGGGCCATCGGCCGAGAATTCAAAACGCAACGAAAGCGGCGTGATCGGATCGGCGACCCATAACCCATCCGGTGCCGCCCGTGTCCGGATTGGTTGCGTTGTTATCGACAATCGAAAGCCACAACATTCCTGGATTTGCAATCGAAGCCACGATCGCACCTTCCGGATAACCGCCGATATCAGCTTGGAGCGTCGCGTTATAAAGAGCGTTGGGCAAACCCTGCGTCGGCACTCGCGCCGGCTCGATGTAATACTGCCCCGATCCCTCGCACGCGGGGCAGCGGAGGAATTTCTGGTCGGGGATCGAGCCGGTGACGCGAAAGCCATTGCCGGCGCATGTGGCGCAGCGCACGAAGCCATGGCCTCGGCCGCCAAGCGGGGGTTGCGGATCGAGGAACGGTGCCATCCGATCAGGCTTCGGCGTCGGCGTCAGGGTCCTCCGGCGGGACCGGCGGGCCTTTTGCCATCGGCGGGATGCCGAGCGTCTCGGCCTCGCCGTCATAGAGCACCTTGTCGCCGACGAGATAGACGCCGGGATCAGTCATCCGCCGCTCCGCTGCGGCCTTTTCTTCTGGCGTGCGCGTGTCGTCGCTCATTCTCCGCTCCTTACTTCAGCGTGCATTTAACATGGGTCTTCCCGTTCGCTTCGTAAATCTCGTACACCTCCATCGTTTGCCCATGCTGCAAGAGGACTTCGTTCTCGTGGTGGCCGACAAGCCCGGCGAGGCCGACCATGCGCGTGCCCTTCGGTGCGGCGAAGTGAAGCCATACAGGCTTGCTTGAGAAGGCCGGCGAATGCGCCATGCTCGCCGAGGTGTAGCCGGTCCGCGTGTAGATGCAGGGCGGCCAGCCTTTCGTCAGAGCGGCTTTCCATTCGGCGATCAGTGTGGACGGCGTATCCTCGCCGCGCACGACCATAACCGGCTCCGTCGTGATGCTTTCGTCGTGGTAGAACAGATCGTCGAGGTTCTCGATATGCTGTTTCGATGCCTCGCTCGCGTCGATGCCGCGGAGTGCGGTGTTGATAGAGGTGTATGCATGGCCGCCGTAGGACGCGACGCTCGCCTTTGTCTTCGCGGGTATCTTTTGCCAGAATTCCGGGCTGAGTGACGGCGCGATCTTGACCGACTCCGCGTTGCTCGTCGATGTCGGCCGCTTCGCGCTTGCTTCGAGCGCCTCGCCCTTGGCCGCTCTTGCGGCCGGCGCCTTGACGCTGTTCGCGTTTGCCGGAGGCGCCTTCGGCTTGGCCGCGGCTTTCGGCTTGGCCGGCGCGGGAGCCGGCTTGGCGGGCGTCGCGGGATCGCCGCCGAGTGCTGTGATCCATTCGTCGGCGTACGCCTTGGCATAGCCGCCCGGATACATGCCGGCGGCCTCGGCCTTGATCTTGTCGGCCTTCTCGGCGTTCGTGCCGGCGCCGTTGGCGATGGCATAGACGGCCTTCTGCGGCGCTGAGTCGGGGTGCGGCATCGGCCCGGTCGGCGTCGGCTCCGGCGCGGGAACCGCGACCGCTTCGCCGCTAAGGTGCTCGATCCAGGCGTTCGCATAGTCATCCGCCTCGGGCGACATAATGCCTGCGTCGATCTTATCTTTCATGTGCTGGATTTTGTTTTCCAGCGTGATCGACTTTGCTTCTCCGATCGTCTGAAGGCTTTTGAACATCGCGCTCTTTTCTTTGCCCGCCGGGATCGCAGGCCCGCTTGTCGCGGCGGCCGGGGCCGGCGTTGGCGCCGCGGCCTCTGGCGTGCCCCCGAGCGCGGTAATCCAGGCGTTCGTAAACGCGGCATCCTCAGGAGATGTCGTCGAGGAAGCGGCGAATATCGCAAGCGTCTTGATCTTGTCCTGTACGTCGCCGAGATCGCTTTTCGCATACTGATCGATGTACTGCTGCGTCGCTGTCGATTGCGGGACCGGCGGCGCGGGAAGCCCCGGAGTGGCGGGCGGCGTCTCGATCGCTAACGGGGATACGGCGGGCGCTGGCGGCGTCGGGACGGCGGGCGAAGGATTGCCCCCGGCACTCTTGCCCGCGGCCTTGCCGAGCGATCCGGGCGCCAGCCCGTTGGCCTTTTCGAGGTGGGCTATGACGGTGTTGCCGTAGGATTGCTCGTGCTTGCCGGCATAGCCTGCCACATGCGCCTTGATCGCATCGGCGATCTCCTGCGGCGATTTCCCGCCCCCGATCCCGGCTTTTGCGATCCCTGCGATCTTCTTGGTCGATGCCCCGGCGTAGCCCGGCGGGGCGGGAGGTTCGGACTGCACCGCGGCGGGAGCGGCTTCCGTGGCGGGTGCGGCGGGCGCCGTGAGGCCGTCGAGTAGCTTCTGACCGTAGGCGACAGCTTCAGGGTCTTTCGACTCAAGCATCATGTCCTGAACGCTGAAAATCTTGTTCTCGACCGTCTCGCCTTTTTCAGTCGCGAAATCGTAAAGCTCTTTCTGCCATTCGCTCGAATCGTCGTCCGGCTTCGGGAGGAATTTGCCGTCAGGCCCGCGGAGATGCGCGTCCTCGAATGCCTGATTTTGGACGCCAGCGGACGCCTCGGCGGCCGGTGTGGACTCCGCTGGCGCCTCGCTCGCGGCCGGCTTCGCCTCGATCCCGGCTTTCTTCGCGATATCGTTCTTACGCGCGATCAGCTTGGCCGTCATCGCCGCCTTTGCCGCCGCATCGCCGGGGCCGTGTTCCTCGACAAGGGCCGCGATCGTCGCGTCAGGGATCGCCGCTACTTTCTCCGCGCTCGCCTTCAACTCGGCCGGCGTCATGTCGGCAAAGATCGCGTGGACCTTCGCACTCGCCGTGCCCTTCTGGCGCATGGTGTCCCACTCGCCGGCCTCATGGCCGAATGCCGCACCCTTCTCGCCGCCGAGGCCGGCGTAATTGAGCGCCCCGCCCACGTCCATCGTGTGCATGACGCCGTTCAATTTGCCCTGGTTGTAAGTGTCCGTGCCGCCGGCATCGTGATTCGCAAGCCATGCGTGCGTGGCGAAATGCTGCTGCGCCTCTTTGCGCTCCGCTTTCGACGACGGTTTGATATCGGTGGCATCGCCCTTCCACTTGCTCGACGTGCCGAGCTTGCCGCCGCCGGTATCGACGAGCCGCGAGTGGAAGACCGGCGCCTTGGCCGCCTGATAGAGCTTGCCGGCGAGAACTTCGTTCTTTGCGTGATCGTCGGATTTCGACTGCTTGATATAGTAATGGTCGCCTTCCGGGCTTTCGTACTTCCCGCCCGGATTGCCGCCAAGCTGCGGGCCGATTTTCTTCCAGCCGGAGACGTCCTCGACCTTGCCCGCCTTTTTGACCGCGCCGCCGCCGCCTCCGCCCGATGTCGAGAACTGGCCGTTATTGGCCCGCTTGACATCATCCTCTTGCCACGCATCGCCCGCGAGTTGCAGCGGCGAGATCGGCGCCTTTGGCTTGGCCGGGCGCGCCGGATCGCCGGGCGCTAGGGCCGGCGGATCGTTCGCGTTCGCCGGATCGGGAAGGCCGGTTAGCGGATCGACGTCCTCCATGCCGCCGCCCGGCGGCTCCGGTAGATCATCGACGTCGAGGCCGGGATAGAGCGAGTCCTCGGCGTCCGCGAGCCGCCTGCGGACTTCGAGCGGCGCGATCACTCCGCCGTTCGTGTAAGTCATATCGGTTTCCGCATCGGTCTTGCGGACCTGGGCGCGGCCGGCTTCGTCGAGTTGCCACAACGGCTCCCAGCTATGCGTGATCTCCGGATCAATCTCGCCGAATTCGGAAAGCTGGATGATGTCGAGCAGGACGCGGAGATCGTCGTCGAATAGATGCTCCTGCATCGCCTCGATCCACGAATACCACGTTTTGATCTCCCCGTCGCTGCTGGCGTTCAAACCGGATGGCGTGATCCCGAGCAGCACGACGAGCGGGATGCCGCAGATACTTGCCATCTGCTCCTGCGCCTGCGCCTGGAGATGGTCGAGCGTGCCGAGCGGCGTGCTGACGTTGAAGAATTCTTCCGAATCCTTGTCGATCATCAACATCCCGCGGTTGTCGCGGGTGCGGTTGAACAGGGCGATGCGCTTGAGCAGCGGATCGGCGCCGACCTCGGCGATCGTCGAGGCGAGGTTCGTCTTGAGGCCGGACACCGAAAAACTATGGATCAGATCGGATACGGATTGGCGCGTACGAAGCCAGTTCTCGACATACGGCTTTGCCATCTGCGTCAGCGCGACACCGCCGAACGCATAGGCCGGCTTGAGCATGTCGGGGACTTCGCGCCCGATCACCGTGAGCAGCCGGCTCCGATGCACCTTGCGGCCTTGCACGAACCATTGCCTCGGCCGGTAGAAATCCGGATTGAGCGGATCGGTCGTGTTGTAATCGAATGGATACGTCCATAGCGGCTCGACGAGCTTGAGCCGCTTCAGGCCGCCGACGCCGATCTTGCGCTTGTCGCGCACAAGCGGGATCGCAAGCTCGTCGGGTTCCGCCGTGTGGCCGGTGTCGATGTAGAGATGGCCGCGGCCGAAAAACCCGTCGAATTCCGCAAGCCGGCGGAATTTAGCCTGCACGCGATGGCGCTTTAGCTGGCCTTCGATGATCTTGAGCCTGCGCGACTTGTCCTTGTCGGTGTCGTCACCCGCGGCATGGAGTTTGATCCATTTCCGCGTCATTTCCTTCGCGATCTGCTCGACCATGCGGCGGTATTCGGGACGCTGCGCAAGCTCTGATAGGTAGGGATAGCCGAGCCACTGCATCCCGTCGGTGAACGAATTGGTCTGGCCGTAGCCGTAGAGCGAGCCGATCGAGGCGTCCGCTGCGATCTCGGCCATGACGTCATCGGGCACGACGCCGGGCGGCGGGCGGGCGATCTCCCATGGCGTCTGGGCGAATAGCTCCGGCTGCGTAGAGGCCGCGTCCAAGGTCCGTTGGCTGATCCGAAGCGGGGGAGGACGCGCCGCGGTATCAGCCATCACCTCGACACGCGGCCCCCGCGCAGCCGCCGCCTTGCTCTCCCGGCGGGCGAGCTTCTCGGCGCGGCGCTTGGCTTTGCGGCCCATTAGGCGGACTCCGCCATCAGCAGCACAGCATGGGTGCGATAGACCCAGCCCTTGAACGACGGATAGCCGATCACCGAACCGACACCCTTGCGCTCCACCCGAAGCGCCGCCTCGTTGGAAACCGTCCGCGGATACACCTCGACGATATGCCACTCGGACCCATCATCGCCGCGCCAACGCTGCCCGGCGCACAGCGGCGGCCGATGGTGGGCAACGCTCATTCGTCAGATCAATTCGAGCAGTTCGTCGGAGATCATCATCGGCGACCTCCCGAGCATGAGATTGTTGTACGCACGGCTCGTTGAATCGGCGTCGTCGTCGTGGCCGGTCCCCGTCGGCGGCGGGAAGCCTTCGAGGTTCGTCAGATACGGCTCGTTCCACGCGCCCCGGAGGATCAGCACGTTGCCGGCCTCGGCCTGGGCGGAGAACGGGGAGAACCGCGTCACCTTGTCGCCGCTCTCCGGGCTGAATGTCACCGTGTAGCCGTCGAGCAGGCGCGAGAGGGAGGCTACAAGCATCTTGCCGGCGGCGGCCGGCTCTTGCGGGATATCGATCCGCACCGCCTTGCCATCGGCGCTTGCGGTGTTGCGGATCAGCCGGGCGACGTCACGCGGCCCGGCGCGGAGGCGGACATTGTCGAGGATGACATAGCGGCCGTCCGGCGTGCGGCCGATCTTCGTGCCACTCGTCCAATCGGGATCGTTCGTCCCGGTGTAGGGCGTCGCCGCGATATCCCAGCCGCGGGTGATCCGCATCTGTGCCGGCGGCGTGTCGATGATTTCGCACCACTGACGCTGGAAGTAGAGGCCGGCGGAGGGGCGGATCAGCCAGTTGCCGTCGAGTAGCCGCGCGCGCTCGACCCGGTTCATTGCCATGAGCGAGGCGCGATAGGAGGGATCGGAGGCGACGAGTGTCGGGTTGTCGTCGAGCTTGGCGCCGATGAACGTGAGCGACTTCGGCTCGCTCCCCGGATATTTCGCTACGAGTTCCGCGCGGGAATTTCCCCAGATCAATTCGACGTCGAGGCGGATAAACCAGCGGAGCACGCCCGAGCGCGCCTCGATCGGAAAGCCGGTCCGCTGATCGATCCACCATGCGATGAGCTTGGCGACCCATGAGTCCGCGTCGGCGTTGCAGGACGCGCGGACGTAACCGGAAACGCCGGACATCGAACGGTTGCGGGAGAATAAATACCAGAACTGCGTTTCGGTGAACGTAGTCAATTCATCGAACATCAGCAGGGGTATTTGACTACCGTGCCAGTCAAGTTTGGAGTTTTCATGCTCGATATGGGCAAGCGTCACACGCCCGCCGCCGGTAGCCCGCCAGCGAAAGCCGAGCGGCTTCGATACCGGATAGCCACCGAGTGCGGGATAGAGCCGGATTGCCTGATCGTAGAGGCCGCCGGGGTTTTTGATCTGCGTCGTGTTGCGCCGAAAGATGACGGCGTCGAATTCCGGATTGTGCTGCACATGGCGGAGCGGCTCTAGCAGGAGACCCCAGGTTTTGCCGCCGCCAGCAGCGCCCCCGAATATTACGATATCGGCCGAACTTTTGAGGAAATTCTCTTGAGGCCCGACGTGCGGCCGGATGTCCATCAATCGCCGTCGTCGGGATCGTCAGGATCGGCGAGCGGCTCCGAAGTGGCCTCGGCGTCCGCCGGCTTTCTGTCGCGCCCGTTCTCGGGAATATAGACCGTGATTTTCGCCTCCGCGCTAACCATGATCGGCGGAGCATCGTCACCCATGCCACCGAGGCGCAGCCGGGGCGAGAATTCGAGGCCGCCGAGACGGTCGAGCAGATATTGCAAGGCCCTGATTGATCCCTGCTGCGCTTTGGACAGCATGGTCGCCTTGAGGTTCGTTACCGTGTCCTCACGGCCCTCGCGTAATTCGGCGGAGAAGTATTTTCGCAGGGTCGGCTCCGATATGCCCTTGCCGTCGTTTATGACCTTGCGGGCGATCACCTCGACGGGAACGAGAAGACCGGTCAGTGCCAGGACCATCTGCCGTTGTTCCTCTGTCGGCTCGAATTCCGGCCGACCGCGCCCACGCAGCGGCTCGATGTTCGCCGCCTCCTTTGCCGCTTTGCCCCGGCGCTTTGCCTTCGCTGGTTTAATTTGTGCCATCCCCCGCCTGTTTACTGGAGAAATTGGGAAAAATAATTCCGACCTTTTGCTGGCATTTCGCCGCCGGTCCGCTTATCTGCAACCCACCGCAGGGCATTTCGCCCGCGACATGACAAAGGGGCTGATCCCGTGTTTGACAAACTCTCCAACGCCGAATTGCTTGCGATCTACAATGCCCATGCGCCGAAGGCCGCCGGGCGCTTCGAGAGCCGCAAGATCGGCGAGAGCCGGACGTTCAAGGTGCTGCAAGCTAAAGGCTTGACGATCGAGGATGTGCTCGCGCCGGCATCGATAGCCGAAGCGCCGAAGACCGATGCCGAATTCGCCTCCGAATATGTCGCAGGCAAGCTCGCGCGGATCGGAAGCGGCGACGAGGGCGACGTATGGGAAGCCGATATTGCCGCCGAACAGCCGCCCGTGCAGGAGAGCGGTTCATTTTTCGATCAGATGATGGAGGACACCGACATGGCGAAGAAACCCGCAGCATCAGCGCCGGCTCCGGCTCCCGTTCCGGCGAAACCGGCCCGGCGGAATGCAGCGCTCGAAGCCGCCGAAAAGGGGATCATGCCTGATGCGCCTGATTTCACAGCCGAGACGCACAAGCCTTACCGGGCCAAGCTCGCCGCCCTGGTCGCCTTGGTCGAGGCGAAGAACATCAAGGGATTGCGGGCGTTCGAAATCAAGCCGTCGAGTTCCAGCCCGAAGGCGCTGATTAAGTATCGCGATCTCGCGGTTATCGCGATCCAGGCGAAGCGCAAGGTGGCGGCGTAATCGATGATCGCAGGAACATTTCGCGCGCAGGATATCGCCCAGGCGCAGGCGCTACGGGACGCGATCAACGCCGCGGGCGGATATGCCTACATGACTCGGATCGATGGCGCCCGCGGCGTGCAGGCGACCATCGTAGTACACCAACGCGACGCGCCGACTTCCCCTAATGGGCCATAGCCGGGCCGGTCACGTTCCAGAACACGACCCGGCCGGTGCCGTGACGGGCGGCGCACACGGCCCAGGCTTTCGCGTCGTAATGCGGATCGGCCGGGAATGGCGCTGCCGGCCCGTGCGTATCGAAGCCCCTCGGCCAGATATGGATTTCGGCGCCGGCTACATCCTCCGGCGTCAGCGTCCGCCCGATCTGCACCGCATGGCGGCGTGCGCCGGGCCATGCACGGGCCAGGGCACGCATCAGCACCCCCGAGCCTGCCGCACACCACACCTCGTCAGGCTCGCCCACGGGGGCCGCCAGCGCCGCCGCTGAGATCACCTCGGCCGCTTCCGGGATATCCGCACCGAACGGGATCAGATAGGCGCCATGGGCCGCGCAATAGGCCCGCGCCCGCGCCTCGACGACGGTCAGATAGCCGGGCGCTACTTGCATCACCACAGCCCCCGCCGCCTTGGCTTCGAGCGCCCGAGGATGCGGATGCGCCCGCCTGGGCACGAAGATGGTAGCCTTCGAGCCGGCGGCCCGTGCTGCGTGGGCAAGGGCGGTCTGTGCGCCGCCCTGTGCCGGGCTGGCATAGACCACCTCGGCGTGGGCACGGCATACGGCGGCGAGGAAGCGGGCTTTCGTGCCGCCGGGATAGAGATCGTCGCGGATCACATCGACGGCGCCGACACGGGTCACGATCGGGGCCGTCATAGCGGCGTGCCGAACGGGGTCCCCTCGGCTTCGTCCATGGCGCCGAATTCGACCGGGCCGATCGCGGCGGTCGCCTTGCGCGCGTCACCCTTTACGAACACGAGCACGTTCTGATGCGTCTTGCCCATCTTGCGGGCGGCCGTGAATTGTTTCCCGGCCCGGATCGGCAGCGAGCCGGCGGCCGTGACAAGGACCGCCTCGTTGTAGAGCGAAAGGCCGGCGTCCTGGAACGCTTGGACGGTATGCCAGGGGAAGCCGTGATAGTTCCCGCGCTTGTCGCGGACGTCGCCCACCACGAAGCAGGCGAAGCGATCAGCGGCGAGGCGCGAGCATGTGCCCGCGATGATTGTGCGATAGGCGGCGAGGAATTCGCGATATTCGAGCGTTGAAAGATCAGCCGGATCGTCCGAGTAGCGTTCCAGATCGGCGTAGGGCGGGCACGAGAAGACGAAATCGGCGCGGACGTCGGCGGCGACGCCTGCGATGTCACGGGAGTCAGCGCAGCGCCATTGCGGGATCGGGTCGGTGCAGATCGCCTTCGCCTGGGCGCGGTTGGCCTCGATCTGACGGGCGGATAGATCGACGCCGACATAGGCCCGGCCGAGTTTGGACGCCACGATGCCGCGCACCGAGCCGCCGGCAAAGGGATCAAGCACCGTGCCGCCCGGTCGGCAGAACCATCGGATACACAACTCCACCAAGACAGGATCGAAGATCGAGGTCCCGGATGATGCGGCGGCCATTTCCTGACCGGCGCGCTGGTCGTAAGCGCCCGCGCTGATCCCGAGGGTTATGCCGTTCAGGCTGGCGGACTGCTTC